ACACTCAATACAACTTCAATTTATGGTCAATCGGGCTCCGTTGGTATCAACACGTCTACGAATCTCGGTGCTACCCTCCAGGTTCAAGGCAACGTATATGCCTCAAACGCACTCACAAGTACAAACTTGATAGTATCTGGAACGATTTACTACAATGAAGATCTTTTCAAGAGAGGTCCTTACCTCACGCCAAACGTTGCAAACGCCGTCACAATTCAGGCCTGGATTTCAGCCACGTGTAACGCGGCCTCGCAGCCGAGCAAGTCGTGGTGGGCCACGTCTTCAAATCCCGTCTACGGAAACATAGTGGCGGGACCAAGCGGTTCGTCGGCGTTCGCTGGGTCTGTTTTATTGCCCGACGGTCGCGTTCTCTTCGTTCCGCAGAACGCCTCAAATGTGGGATTCTTCACACCCGCAACTGGAGCGTATTCAAATGTGGTGGTACCAGGAATATCTGCGGCGACCAACAAGTTCAGAGGTGGTGTGCTCGTGCCGAACGGTAACGTCGTTTTCATACCCTGGAATAACTCTAACGTAGGACTTTATAATCCAGTGGCTAACGTCTATTCTAATATACAGGTTGGCGCGGCCGCAGCGGGTAGCGGCTTCCGATTCCAGGGGGGCGTGCTAAGCCCAACTGGAAACGTCGTCATGGTTCCTAGAGATTCTGCAAATATAGGAATTTTCAACCCCACGACGCTCGCCATGACGAACGTCGGGCCGATAGCCGGACAGGGCCTCTCTCTTTTCGGGTCGGGTGTTCTGTTGCCCAGCGGAAACGTGGTCATGAGTCCGATGGGTGCATCAGGTAATATAGGAATGTACAATACGGCTCTTCTGACTACGGCAGCATTTACAAACGTCGGCCCTATCACATCAACACTCACATGGGAATCATCGGTGTTGTCTCCTAATGGAAACGTTATATTCCCACCTTCTACGTCAACAAACGTAGTGGTTTATAACCCAACGTTCGTATCAAGTCCTATAGCAGCAGGGGGGTATTCAAATATTCAACTGGGTGCAATTGGCGGTACAAACTATTTCCAGGGCGGGACTCTTTTGCCATCAGGAAACGTGATATTCGCCCCCGCAGACGCATCAAACGTGGGTATGTTTGATCCAGGGACCCTCACATATTCAAACTGTGCCTTGGTGTCTACAGCTACGGGCAAGTTTTTTGGATGCACGCTGGTTCCAGATGGGCGAGTCGTGTTTTGTCCTGCGAGCTCGGCGCACGTAGGCGTGCTCAACACCATGGTACCGGCTGGTAAAGAGTTTTGCATGAGCCCTTTTTTTAATAAGTTGTAAAAATAGAATGAATTACACGGGTGAGGACGCCTCGGAGCGTCTTCTGTTCGCAGACGCCGCGAACCGTGATGTTGCCTTATATCCTCAAGGAAACAGTTATGTACTTCATCTGACAAGACCCATCAGAAATATAGAACGGGTGGATCTTGTCAGTGCTCGCGTACCCAACACGATATACAACTTGACCAATGGTTCAAATGTTCTTGCATACAACTCTTCAAACGTTTCTCTCAACCAGGGGTTCTATTCAGCGTACAACCTTGCACAGGCCGTCACCGCAGCCGGCTTGGCTCTTGACTATCTTCCACAGGAGGGTCATTTTATTTTTTCAATAGCCGCCCCATCTTTTATACTGAACATCACGTCTGATGAGTTTGGTACGATGGTTGGTCTGCCGGTCGGCACGTACACGGGCACAGCCGCTACGGCCCTTGACCCTATGTATGCCGGAAAGCTTATAGTAAAGTCAGTCACCCTTGTTGATTTTTCACTCAATGAATATGTATTTTTAGATATTGATGAACTTAGAACGCCATTTAACGTTGATACTGGATCTCTTCAGGGGACTACAGGTACAATTTCAGGATCAAATGCGAACAGGGCATTCGCTCCCGTCATCATGGATGTGGGCTCGGCGTGTATTAAGAATTTTCATGAAAATAAGGACTATAGAGTTTCAGTGGATTATCCGGAGCCCATCAACAGTTTGCAGCGCCTGACGGTGAGGTGGATTGACAAGTCCGGAAACCCCCTTGACTTTAGAGGCTGGAACACCAACGCATTCGTACTGCGTCTTCATGTGACACCCGACCCAGAGCCCACCCTGCCACCCCCTATACCCCTTGAAGAAATACAAATAAAGCGAATCGTGGAGGCTATGAAAGTAGCACCGCCTCCACCACCCGAACCCAAAAAACGGATCCCGTGGGTCTTGATAATTTTAGGTTTAATTGCAGCTATTGTCGTGTGGAAAAGTTGGCCAAAAGCCCCCGTCCCGCAGATTGTTTAGCGGGTCACCGCGAACATGGGCTGGCTGGGCTCCTTGATCTCCACGTTGGTGATGAACGTCTTGAGGATCATGTACACGAGGACGGCGAGCAGGGTGGTCACCAGTGCCGCGATGACGGCGCCCTGGGTGCTGCCGTTGGACTTGGCGACGCGGTCCACAACCTTCTTCACAACCTCGTACCACGCAAGCGCGGCGGCGAAGGAGAACCCACCGATGACGGTGTTCAGAGCCTGGGACTCGACGGAGGTTGCGATACTCATCACAGTAGACGCCATGTTTTACTATATAAGATTAAAAAAATTTTCACTCGGGTCCCATGGTCTGACGTGCGACCTGTCGTCCTGACCTGGCTCCAACTCGGAGCCCTTTTCTGTACCATCAAAAGCTTCTGGTGTGTCGGCGTCACTTTCTTCAAACGCCTCCAGGTCAACAAAGCTTGAGTACCTTGTTTCTTCTTCTGAATCTTCATCAAAAATTGTATAATTGATGAAACTCATCCTCTACCAAAAACTGAATTTTTGTCCACCGCGTTTTTCAACGCGTTTTCTGCAAAGTTGGAAGGCTCCCATGATGCCCATGTGTCGGCGCACTCATTCATCTTGAGGGAGAGGTCGTCGTCGCCTGAGTAACGGGTCCACTCCGGGTCGTCCTCGTCATCTGACACCAAATCAGGAACCGAGTCAGAGTCGGTGTCCTCTTCCTCGTAAACTTCAGGGTACAGGGTGCCAACGTGCTTCCCAAGCACGTTCCTGGCGGCGAACATGAGCCCGTAACTCATGTCCTCTGCGAGAACAACATCACGGCCACACGCCTTGGCGTAGTGACCTGCGAGCACCGTAGCAGACTCTAGTACCGGGAGCAAAAGATCGGTCGCCGTCTGTTCAAAAGCTTCGGTATTCATTACGTTACTTGGCCTCGTATGTTTTAACTAAAAGAAGTTGGAAAAAATCACCTTGGCCGAATTGTTGGATATTTCTAGGAAATTATAGGACGCTGCGTAGACCCTAATATTTACGTTGGTAGGTGTAGGGTTGAGGTACAGATACAAATTTTGATTCTGAATTCGTGACAGGTTCACGGAACCGGTTGGAGAATCGTCCTGTGGATCCAAGCTGAATGAGTACATGTAGAATATGCGGTCCGGTACCCTCGTGTGAAACTCTAGGGGCTGGATGATCCGCAGGAATTGGGGCGACCCGACGTCCTTTGAGATGCGCTCTGTAGTGTTAAAGTCAAACTGAAGCTGGGCGAGGATATCACCCGTTCCTATGGTCCCCGAAGCGGAGGCAGCGGTCGCCACGTTACTGTAATCGTACCCACGTGCAGAATCTTGTTGCAAAACAAAGTAGAGTTCTTTTACTGGATTGTAAAAATTGAGATCGCAGTGGACGAAGCTGGTCCCATAGGGTGCGAAAAATTGATTGAGCTGAATTTGTTCAAAAATTTGTATATGGGATTTACGAATAAAATCAATTTCATTTTGAGCCAAGTAAGTGTATTCTATATTCAATTGAGAGGTGAAGGGGGTGGTGATGAGTGTAGGAGGGGATGTAAAGTATGTTGATGGGTTCCATACGATTCTGATTGTCACATCCTCCTTGAAGGCGCACAGTGGAAGACCCTTTTTGAATACGGAAAAGGGGAGTGGAACAGTATATGCGAGCTGAGGCGCTGAAATGTATTGGAGATTCTTACCGTCTAGAAAGGACAGACCGGGCTGTTTTCCCTTTGGAATTGTTAAATCAAACATCATCTCAATGTACTCGCCGTAAAGGCGTTCTATGAGCTCAGACCCTATGTATAGTTCAATGTACTGAAACATGAGGGTACCTACAGAGTCAAGGACGTTCACACCTGGTGGGGGGCTAGGGAATGCGGTAAAGAGCGTCATGTTTGTGATGAGGTCGCCGTTGCGCGGAAGGATCCTGTGATTTTGGGACCCGAACGACACCCCCTGCTCATCAAAGATGACACGATCCACACGGGAAGAAAAGGGAGTTTGGCCCTGGTATTTTTCTATAAAATATGTGACTTCTGGGTCGCCACTCAGTGAAATGTCCTCTTGACCAAGAAAGGACAAACTGGCACGACCGGCCATCTCTAGTAAATGCTAAGCATTTATTTTGCGCCTAAAAGCTCATTAATGGAACATCACACCTGCTATACCGTTTTCAATACGCAGGACGTTTTGAGACAGGGCTATAACTTCTAAAGTTTTTGAAGGATAGTTACCGGCCGTGTTGGTGATGTTGAGTTCAAGAAGCGTCTGACGGATCCTACTAAAGTTTATTTGACCGGACGAAGTCGTAGCGAACGGATCTGTAGAAAATGCATACATGTAAAATTGACGCCCATAGGTATTTGGTTGATCAATTGTGATGACGGTTGGTTTTGAAAAGAAGTTGACGTGTTTATTAAAGGGCTCTATGGATCCTATATAAAGTGTGTTGGTTGTTGAACTTAAAAACGCATCTTCGCCGTTGAACGTCATTCCGAGATTGACGGCGTCCGTCCCGCTCCCAGGGGTTGTGTAATTATATGGTAAATTAGTGTCAGGGTGTATGAGGAAAAACAGTTCCTTGACGGGGTTTTTGAATTTTAGATCAAAAATAGAAGATCTGAAATTTTGTCCAAGAAGAAAGGTTTCGTATTGACACTGTGAAATGACATAGTCAAGTTGGTGCCTTTGGAACCAGT